AAAGCTAACAATAGGCAACGATACGGTAAGCTCAATACGCCCAACCGCTATAACTTATACAGTGTCGTATGCGAAAGCAATTACCTCAACAATAGCTGCAGGCGCGACGACAACTGTGATAGCAAACCAATATCACTATTCAATACTACGACCTAACACCACTGCTTTTTCAACAATCATGGGGTATTATCCTGGCTTGATAGCCACAATAACACCAGCAACAACTGGGTCTACAGATTATTTTTGTCTAACGCTTACAAACACAACCGCGACTAATATATCGTTGTCATCAGTCACGATCACAATGACTTTTATGAAAGTTGATGTAATCCAGTTATAATAAAAGCCCCATTACGGGGCTTTTTGTTCTTCATATCGCTTAATTTCTTTTTCCTGCCATTCAATTATTTTATCTGAGTCAAAATTTGCTTTGTTTATCTCCGATCGCAAAGCTGGCACCAATTCATCAATACACGATCCAAATTTCAAATCACTTGATTCAATCTGCTTTGGCCTTGGCAGCATCGACTCCGGCACTGTTACCACTTTTATCTTTGTCATTGTTAGTGTTACAGGCTTTGTTTGATGGCTGCATGATGCAGATAGCATCAATAGCATCAGCAGTAATAGTTTGTTCATAGCATGGAAGTCCTTTTATCTGGTTCTTGATTTGATTTTTTGTTCGCTGCAATTCAGTTGATATTTGTTCGTGCATTTCTATGATTGCTTGCTGCGTATCGTCAATACTTTGCTGTGTTTCAGCTTGCTTTGAGATTGTTTCGTTTAGTGATGCGTTTTTTGATTGCGCATCAGCGAGAGATTCCTCTAGTTTTGTTTTGTCTTCTTTGAGTTGTTGGTTGTCGGAGTAAAGCGATTTTGCAGCGAGAAGTAAAACAAGCAGAGCTAGACCAGTGGCAAAGTAAACGTATCTCATGATGACTCACCCTGTTTTACAACGCGCGACATCAACACAACAGCGAACAATAACGAGTAAGCCCACTGAGGCATGTCGCTACCGTAGTATTCATTCACCGCCGCCACTACTACGCCAATGGTTGCGGCATGGACTGAAAACCATTTGTAGCATTGCTGCCAGTCGTCAAGTAAGTGCGCGTTGAACCAGTTTTTAATCTTCGAAAGCATCTGCATACTCCTTTGGTAATTTTCCAACACGAAGAAGAAATTCTTCAACAGTTATTTTCTTAGCGCAAACTTGCCACTCATCAAATCTACGCTGCCACACGCCTTTGCATTTGCTTGATTTCGAGCAATCGATTTTCTTTGAGTATTTGTATTTAAGAAGATTTCCACAAGCCGACTGAACATCTCCAGCCTTTAAATCACGCATCATGCTTGATTTGTTGAATGTGGTTTCTCCGGTGTTTAGCGTGAAATCCAAGAATGCAATATGTGGCCCTCTCTCAAGCTCATAAGGCAGAGCTTCAAGCGGCTTATTGTATTGCTGTAATGATTGCTCAAGTATTTGCGCGCACTCTTCATCGCTAAAATATGTTTTACCAACAACAATTGGCTTTCCAAGTGTTATTTTAGTTTCCCCTGTGCACCAAGTTTTTACGCCAACAGGGTCAACATAAACATAGTTTTTCGTGCCTTCGTGATATTGAATGAATGCAGTTGCCAGCGCTGCAGTTAGGCTTCCGGCGATTATTTTGTTTTTAACTGCCATCACTCAATCTCCACTAAATCAATGCAATAAGGCTCGGTGTCGATATAAACAAAAGCCGAATCAGCGCCAGTGATAACACCTTGCTTTGGTGCTTCTTTTGTAATACGAAAACGTGGCATCGTGAATATCACTTCTTCACCAATTAGAGATTTAAAAAATGTTGTTTTATCCATGCTTATTCTCCAATAAAAAGAGCGCTATAAACCGCGCTCTAACCAAAATTGCATCAAACGAAAATAGTTATAGGCTTCCGTGCCATCTATCGCTTGTTGCTGCTTACGTTCGCACCATTGGCTATACATTTTTACCGCCAGCTTGCTTTGTTAGCTTTATTTTGTTTGTCTCTATGCCGACAATAGCGCCAATAACCTCAACTCCGCCGCCGCTTGGCTTGAAATTAATTTCATTGCCTTTGTTTGTTCTTTTTAAATCAGACATCAAACCCGCACCCCTTCAACACCCTGATAGCGGTATTATAACAGCCATTGCAAAACAAGTCGGCGTATTGTTGGATGGCAAATTCTACACTCTGCATTGTTGTTGCCTCATGCCAATGGTCATCATGCGATGCGGAATGGTGAACGACGTTTTCGGAATGCGCACCTTTGATGCGTCACGATGTTTAGTTAAAACCTGCAGTTTGCTTTTAGGAGGTCGATTGCGAACTGGAATACCCTGCAGACGCAGGTACTTGTTAATCGTCGGGGCGGTCATGTGATATTTATCAACAATGTCTTCCATTTTCATTCCGTCTTCATAGTCATCTATGATTGACGCAAGAATAACATCGGTCATTTTTACGTTTGATTTATCCCGGTTACGCTTCATTGCGGCATTGATGTCATCGCTATTTAAGTCTGACAACCGCGCACTGATTGTATCTTTGCTAACTCGGTGTTTATCTGCCAGCGTAAACATGGTGATTTTCCCGGAGCAATAATCCTGCAATTCTTGCTTGGTGAAGTTAACTTCCTTGCGTTTGGTGCCCATTATTTATTCCATCCATTACGATTAATCAACTCACGCATTGACTCCCTAACGCGCTCCAGCTCGCTTTCTAGCGCTTGCTCGATTAACTCATGCGATTGCATTAGTTTGTCTACATCATTGCTGCAACGCGCTAATATCATGCGCGTTGTTTGCGTGTAGTGCTGTTTGTAGCATTCTAGATGGGTTGTTTTAGGCATTATTCTCTCTCCTCCAAATTGTCGCCTTATTCGCATTTAGCTTTCTTCTTGTATCGCAGAAATCCTTTAACTTTTGCGACTTGCACTCTGCATGGGCTTGCTTGTATAACTCAGCAACATGCATCGCGTTATTGCCAAAATCATCACTTGCATTATCAAGTAACCGCTCAAGCTGCATTGCTTTTTCTAGCTTGCTGCCAAGCTCTTTTTTTGATAACTCAATGTATGCATCAACAGTCATTTTGCAATCACCTGCAAACTTTACGCATGATTTGTGTTGCTTTGTGCGCGGCTTTACTGGCTTTTCGCGTGTTGCATACAAATCATCATGCCAGATTTCTTGTTCCATTATTTGCTTCCTTGCAGTTTTTCCAAGCGCTTAATTTCAGCATCGGCATAGAATTTAATTTTCTTTGCATCGCGCAATTTGTCGCTGTGCTCAACTAAGCCATAGCGATAGCATGCGCGGAAAATCTCACCAATCTGGCTATTCATATCACGGTGACTAATTAAGTCTTGTAATTCTTTTGCACCTTCTGGTAGCTCGTAATATGACGCTGTTGAGCCGTCTGATTTTGTTGTTGGCTTATTAGTTGTAATGAATGACAAGTCATTACACGTTCCATTCATGTTTTTTAGTGCGGCATGAAAATCAATTCCGGTATTGCCTTCAACTGCAACCTTGCAAGGCTGAATATCTTCAACCTGCTTATCTTCTGCAATGTTTGTCACGCATTTATTCATTGCGCGCTCACGGAATCCAGCGCTTAAATCAATCTTGCCGGTATTAACTGCTGGCTTATGCTTTTCGTTATAAGCATCAACAAACTGCTGCTTTGTGATGATTGTGCGTTTCCAGTTTTTGCATGCATATTTAATATCTAAATTAAATGAAACAAATCCATTCGAATACCACTCTTGCGTGTCTGCTTTGAATTTTGGTTTAGAATGATATTCACTTATGCAATGAGTGCCTTCACTAGCCGAATCACACACGATAAATTCAGTTCTATCATTCAAGCATTCCGGCTTAACGCCAGCATCCAGCATCAACTCAATCAGTGTTTTCTTTTTTGCTGTCATCTAATTAACTCCGTTATTTAACTATTACAAATACTAGCACAACATGCGCAGCAATCAAGAATTATATCGTTGTTTTATGAAATTAATTGCAGCCTCCCAACCTAGCGCAACGCATACGTGAGAACCTAACTTATGGCACTGCAATAGGTACTCTTGTTGTCCAGCTTGCCAGTGGCTTTGTGTGTGGTCTAGCCGCTTTAACTCGATAACGATAGCTGGAGTGCACGGAATTACTACATCGCTAGCGCCCGTATTTAACGCTCCGCGCAGCTTATCCTGTTTTGCCTTGTAAAAGTCTTTACCGGTGCGCTTTGCTTCGTTTTTTGGGTGTATAGCAATCCTGTGCAATTCTGGTAGTTGAATACGCAACTGATTAAAAAACGTGACATGCTCTACGTCTTCAATTGGACATTCACCGCGATAACTTACGTCACCTGCAACATGTAGCCATGAGTGGAATTTCATTCTGTTACTCCAAAATCTAGCCCGACAACATCAAAGTATTTACTGTTTTTTTGTTTCTTGAACATGATTTTTTCAGGTTGTTTTGCTGTGAATCTGCGTTGGTATGCGTCAGTTACACCTCCTAATATTTCACCGAACGCAGACAAACAAAACTTATTCCACTTGCTCAACAGCCAAGCTGAATCACTTTCAGGATGATACCACTCCATGAGTGTAGATGGCTTATCTGCAATCATATACTCAACACGCAATGATTCAGGTTTTCCGTCTTTACCTGGCCATCGCGTGAAATTCCACATCTGAACATCTGCAAAGCGTACACGGTATGGGTCTTTTTCCATCTTTAGTGCTTCTTCAATCAGGCGATCGTTAGGGTTTACAAGCTCTCCACGGCACTTTGTGCAATATCTCGCTGCAATATCATTCTCATGCCCGCACTCACACATCTTAAATGACCACTTATGTGAGCATTGCGTGAATCGTCCGCCAATAATGTGAAATCCTTGGCATCGTCTTCCATAGTGAGCTGGTAAAAACTTACCCTCTTCTGCTTCAATGCGTGAGCCTGCCAAATCTACAAAATAACCTTCTGAGTCAATGTCGAAACCATCTGGGTTAAACCGTGCTGCAAATTCGTTATGGTTGCCGCAAGTAGGACAAATCACTGTCATCGGTGAAGATTCACCTTTGCGTGTTGCGCGTATTTCTGGATTAAATACATCACCATCTGGACAATGGCGCTCTATGTTTCCCGCGTAGTCTGAAACCAAGCACTCGTTTTTTCCGTCCTCTACCCGCAGGCCGCGCCCTATGATTTGTTGCAGCAATCTCACCGACTCAGTGGCCCGCATAATAACAACATGGTCAACGTGCGGAGCATCAAAACCGACCGTCAAAACTGTTATATTTACTATATATTTCAATGACTTAGATTTAAATTTATTTATCGCGTCTTCACGGTCTTGTTTTGACATATCACCTGTAACCATGACAGACAGTTCTGGCGGCAATGACTCCATTATTTCTTTTGCGTGTTGTCTTGTGGCTGCAAATATCATCACGCCTTGCTTATTTACAGAGTTTGCAACAACATCGGCAATGATACGAGCTGTCTTTCTTCCTTGCCCTACAAATGCCTTATCGATTTCTTTGTCGTCAAACTTACCGTTACGACCAATCTTTAATGCTGTTGTGTCGTAATTCTCAACGGATGGTTGAAACACTGGCTGCGAAAGAAAACCTTCTGCAATCAACATTCGTGCATCAATGGTGTAAATCAAAGCTTTGTAATATGGGTCGATTGCAGTTTCTTCTGTTAACGCGCCTTGAATGTAGTGATGTTGGTAGATGTACCCACTGCCTAATCTAAACGGTGTTGCAGTTAACCCTATAACACGCAACAGCGGATTTTCTGTCTTCATGTGCTCAATTATTTTTTTCAGCGTTGGTGTGATTCCGTCCGCCTCATCAACAATAACCGCCGCATACTGACTGCCAAACTTTGATAAATTATTAACAACTGTAAGTGGTGAACCGAAAACAACAGCGCTTTTTGTTTCTTTTCGTCCAGCGCTTGCAGAAAACATGGACGCTGGTTCACCAGTTAATAAATATTTTTCTCTGTTCTGTTGTACCAATTCCTTAGACGGAGCCAAACACAGTATTTTTTTACCGCTCATCTTATTAATCGTATTGGCAAGCATGGCAACAATGATTGATTTACCAGCCCCCGTTGGGGCCTCAATGATGCACGAGTCAGAACATTTTTTTATCCACGCTATGCAGGCGTCACGCGCCTCTTGCTGATACCATCTAGGAGATATTTTCATGGTATTTATTCCACTTCTAGCATATCAATCGTGGCATTAAATTTAGTCATCAGCTTAATAAATGGATCGTCCATCGTCATTTTATTTGACCACACTTTCTTGAATTCAGCAGAAGTTAAAACGGGTTTTTCTTTGTTTGTCATGCGCAGCGTTTTGTTATTGGACGAGTAAAATCCATCGTACTCAATCACCATGTTTTCTTGGTCTACTGACTCGATAGAATAACCTGTGTTAGTGATAAAACACGGGTGAAATATGTGTAGCTCTTCATTTGTGCAACGCTGGCAAATTGGTGATCCTTTAGCGGCGCAACTTTCGCAACTTATAACAGGTAGGTTATTACCAATACATAAATCATAATGGTCGCAATAGGCGCAATATTCACCATCTGTACGCGCTGGTGGCTCATCCATAACTGACAATGCAATATAGTCATCCAGCGCTAAATAAGCAGCGTTAGCATCATACTCAACGACAAGTTTTTTAGTCAGCGTAAACACTAGGGCTTTATGCAGTACATTTCCTTGCTTGGATAATTGTCCTGATAAATTCATTTGCGCACTGATATGGCCTAATGAAAATTCTTGCTCAGGAAATACAGCGAGCAACATAAATTCGTCATTGTGTTTAACAATTCCGTCGATAGCGTAAAATCCATTCAGCAAAGCGCCTTCATGCACAATTTTGTAATGCTCTTTAATGCGTGACAGCATGAAGTTTTTTACATGTGCCGATAATGCGTCTATCTGCTCCAATCGTTTTGAGTCGTTCAATTTGCGCTCTGAGTAATATCTAGAGCGCATACAAATATCATCAGTGTGCATAATTACATCCTATCAATGAAGAGGTTTAAAAAGGCCCCGTAGGGCCTAGTTTGTTATTAGAATGGGATATCTTGGTCGATATCAATTGTAGGTTCAGTGCTCGTTTGTTGCTGTTGTGGCACTGGCGCACTCGTTTTAGGTTGAACAGTTCCTTTACCTTGCACGGCGTCAATCCAGTTTCCTTGTTTATCACCTGCTTTCCATACACGCTGACGTACAAACATGATTTTGTTTGCCAGGTTGCTCATTAAATCCATATCTGTTGGCTCGCGGTCAGCTGCTATAATCTTGCCACCAGCGTTGAAGTCGATAGCTGCAAGCATCTCTTTTGCTTTGTCTGCTGCAGTCGGTTCACTAGCATTAACATAAAGTTTTTGGAATGTTACACGTCCTTTGTGCTCACCTTCAATAACATCCCATCGCAGATTGATATAACGCTCACCAACGTAACGCTTTGTTTCACCGTTTGGCAGTTTATCGATTTCAGCCCATTTCGCTTCTGTGCATGCAACCTTGGTCACCGTCTTGTCAGGAATTGGCAGTAAGTCAGTTTGTGACTCAAAATTACCAGTTACAGTTGTTTTGTTCAGTGTTTCGCCGGTTGATTTAGTGAAAAAACCCATGTTATTTACCCTCTTCAATTAATGTTTGTGCAGGTTGTTCTGCTGTTTTATCTTCAATTCCGTAATATTCGCAAATCTGTGCATCAATTACAGATAAGTCATTATCGATGATTTCTGATTTAAACATCCCGATTGGTGATTTTACAGTATCTGTGCCATCGTTCTGTGTTCTGAAAAAATACCCGTCATCGTTACGAATTGACTTCAAAACTATGGTGAACATTCCTTCAAGTACCACCTTTTCATCCAGCATCTTGCCGATTGTTTTCATTTTTGCATTCTGGCCATACTCATCAGTTTGAGTGTGGGTAAGAATGTACACCCGAATATCATCATCGACATTCAAAACAGACTGCATTACATCCCATGAGTGACGAGCAATCTCCGTAAACTTTTCGTAACCTTTTTCTTGGCTACGTTTCATAAACTCATTAGCCATCAGGTACTGGAAATCATCAATGATAACAATTGATTTTCCGTTCTGTTTTGCCCGTTCAATTGCCGCGCAAATGTTTTTTGTGCTATCGGTACAGGCAACTGAACCTGTTTTTGTTGCACCATCCCAAAGCTTCCAGTTTTTTGAGCTGAACGGCAAACGCTTTTTAATTACCTGTATCCATAAGCATTTTTCTGGGTCTAAGTTGCGGCCACTGGTAGATTTACCAGTGCCACTATTACCCATCACTATCACTCCGGTTCCCATCTTTTTACTCCGTTGTTTCGCTTCGATGTGGTAAATACTAAATCAACATATTTTGTGTGTCAACACTTGTTGTGTATTATTTTTTAGCATAGAATTGCTTCATTGAATACATAAAGGAAGAGACATGAAAACACTAACACAGATGATTATTGAGCAAGAGACGTCACAATTAAAAGCCCTTATCGAGTGGGCTGGAAGTCAAAAGAGCTTGGCTGAAAAGTTAGGCGAATCAACTCAAACTGTTAGCAATTGGGTTTCAAGAGGCCGCATCAGTGCAACAGCAGCGTTAAAGGTTGAAGAGTTCACCAATGGGAAATTCAAGGCGTCAGAAATGCGCCCAGATGTTAAGCAATGGAGAAACAAATAGATGGCTAGTTTCATTTACGATTACCTGGAAGCGGGATTCCGCATATTCCCATTATGGGGAGTAAACACAGACGGAACATGCAAGTGCGGAAACCCTGAGTGTAAAACAATTCTCAAGCATCCTCGTATATCCAATTGGACTAACGTCCCTCACTGGTCAGATGAGCAAATCGAGGTTATGGAAAGCACAGGACAGTTAGATACTGGCTTTGGTGTTGTGGTTGATGACCACCTGGTGATAGACATTGACCCGCGCAACGGTGGCGATGAGTCATACAAGCGGTTATGCAAAGATACTGGTATAGACTACGAAGCGGAAAGCGGATTTGTTGTATCCACTGGCGGCGGTGGGCTGCACATCTATTTCAAGAATGAACCTCCAATTGCTTTACTGTCACATTTGGATAAATACAAAGGCGTTGATTTCAAAATATCCGGCTATTGCGTGGGTTGCGGAAGCCTTCACAAATCAGGCAATTACTACGAAAAGAAAAAAGGAAATCCATGTGATTTAACGCCTATTCCACCAGCGTTACTTGAACTACTCAAAAAGCCAGACCATTACAGAGCTGTGTTTAACGGGGAAAGTCTCGATGTAACTGAGCAAGAAATTTGCGACATGTTAGCGCATGTTAGTGCAGACGTTGATTATGATGATTGGATAAAGATTGGTATGGCTGTTCACCACTCTACCAATGGGGATGGTTTTCACATGTGGAACGCGTGGAGTTCAAAAGGAAAAAAATACAACGGAGGCGATGAACTAGACAAACACTGGCATTCTTTCGGTAAATCAGCAAACCCTGTCACCATTGGTACACTTTTTCACATGGCGGAAGCTGGTGGATATAAGCGGTCAATTACTTTTGCAATGCCGCATGAAGAACAGGAGGAGCAGCACAAAGAAGATGGCCATCCGTTCAGTATCGACACCATCGACCTATTGCGCCCGCCCGGGTTCGTAGGGAAAGTTACCAACTGGATAAACTCACAATGTCTTTTCCCGCGTGAGCATTTAGCGGCGGCTGCGGCAATATCAACCATTGGAAATATTGCAGGGTTACGCTATACAGACGATTTAAGCAGCGTTACAGCCAATCTGTTTGTGTTCGGTGTTGCTGCATCAGGGACTGGTAAAGAAGCCATTATGACAGCGATGATGGATTTACACATAGCTGCAGGCATAAGCGCGGCCGTACATGGCGCTATCAAGTCAGAGCAGGAAATTATCCGTAACCTTTTGCGTCACCAGATGGCGGCATACCAGATAGATGAATTAGGCATTGTCCTGAAAAAGATTTCCAACGCTGGAAAAAGCGGAGCAAGTTATCTTGAGGGCGTCATTGGAACGCTTATGTCTGCATATGGTAAGGCTAATGGATATCTAACCATCAGCGGAGACTTGAAAGAAGATATTCGCGCCAATCTCATGAAAGAAATCGCACTATGCAACGGAAAGATAGACGAAAACGAAGACAGTGACGGTTTTTTTGCTGCCAGGCTGTCGCGCTCCGAAGAAAGCCTGAAAAACTTGGATAAAGGAATTGTTGCACCATTTCTCTCCATGTTTGGTGCAACTACGCCAGTGACGTTTGACGGCATGGTTAACTATGAGCAAGCAACTAACGGTTTTATCGGGCGCGCATGGATTGTGCGTGAGCATGAGACAAACCCGCGCAAGAAAAAGAAATTCAAGAAAGCTCCACCAGATAGCTACATGAATGCCACTTTGAAGCAGCTTTATAACCAGGGTACTTGTAACCCTGACATGCAGGTATGCGTAGAGCATCGAGGTGACAAGATTGAGGTTCGCACAGACAAAGAAGCAGAAGATATGCTTGAGCAAGTCAGCGATTGGATTGAAGACTACGCAGAGAAGCATAAGGGCGCTACTGGGCTGGAAAGCATCGTAAAACGTGGCTACGAGCTATGCGCAAAGATAAGCCTGATACTTGCCATACCTTCAGGGCTTCGCACGGCAGAGCACGTTAGATGGGCTTATGCGGCCATGCGCAAAGATGTTGATACAAAGATAATGCTTGCTCGTTCCAACATGCTTGCTGAGTCAGAGCGTAGCGATAGTCTGGTGGATGTTCTGCGCACTCGCATCATTTCAGCATGTGGGTATGAGGAGGGGGAGCCAATCAGTGTTATCTGTCAGCGGGCCATGAACAAGAAATACACCAAGCAGGATGTGCAAGCGATGGTTGTCGCAATGGTTGACGACGGAAGCCTTGAGTCATATGAAGTTGAACACGGTAAAACTCATGTGAAGTCGTTGCGGTATGTGGCAGTTTAGACTAATATTGTTAGTTATCTGGTGTTGCGCACCATAGCGCTCTTTGTTGGACTCATTTAGCTTTAGAGAAATATTAATATTTGAAAGCCCCTCTCCGAAAGGAAGGGGCTTTTTTATGTTTCGCTCTTTTATATATAGATATATTAATATTTTAATATTGTTATATAGAGAAGTTTAAGTAAAATTTAACGCCGAACTCGCCATACGATAACACGCTTTTCATACATGTGGAATAGCTTAAAAAACTTTATTTTTATGCATTTCTTAACTTGTAATAGTTAAATTATTGGCGTAGATTTAATGACAGGTGAGGCGCAATGGTGCGCGGCATAGCTAGAAGAGCTGAGGGTTAAAATGGCAAAAATAACTGGATGCGACGATGACGCTTTTGTGCTTGTAACTTTCAAGCGCGGAGTTGATAAGCCTGACATTGAGATTTGCGGCCTGCATACTGATTTTGAAAATCAGGATGATTGTAATTTAGCAGTCATACCAGAGCTTGTTGCTGCCATGATTGTAGGTATAGCAAAAGAGTGGAGAGATAGACAGGCTGAAACTGGAAGTTACATATCTTGCGCTGATTTCAAAACAAGCAGTGTTGTTAATTACAACTACAGCGCGAACGACGTATACGGAGATACAAAATGACCTACGCAAACATAACAATCTGCGATTTACTGGATACCTACATGTATGCATGCCGTCCTGATAACTTTGAAGGCATCATCTGTGATGCTGACAGCCAATCTGTAGCGGTTATTTTCAATAGTTAACAGCAAGGCAAGCAAACGTACTACCAGCGTAAAGAAATAAAAACTAAACCGATTCAGCAAGCGTTAAAAATAGGAGTAAGACCATGAGAGATACAACAAAATTACCAAAATGGGCTCAGGAAATGATTTGCGAGCTACAATCATCGCAGACCCTAACTGGTGCGAACATAAGTGATGTAAGAATTGAAAATGTTGGTTTCAAACATGACGAAAACTCAGCGAAGGCAATTGAAGCAATAGCAAATGCACTGAGTGAGAACGCAAAGGCGCTATCTGAGTTATCAAAGTCAGTTATGCCAAAAAATGTAACGATGAATAGCGGGCCAGCACTAAGTATTTCCGATGTTAGAGCAAAATAGAGGAGTAACACCATGTGCAACACAAACTTAACACGCGAACAGCTCATAAGCATCCTAAGTGATGCGCAGCAATTGGTGCAGAGCGCTCGGTCGGCATTAACGCTCGATGTGGCATACAAAGGCACAAAAGAACCGGGGCTGTTTGGATTTTATGAGGATGAGTGCAAGGCAGTGCATAAGCGCGTTGATGCGATACTGGAAGCGGCAGGTGTTGAATTAGTTGGTGATGATGCCGAACCATTTCACCTGGTTGAAAAATGCCAGGATAGTTTTTAAATGATAGCCCCATCACAAAAACACCGTTTCATCACGAAAAAAGAGGCTTTGCTGTGGCTTGTTACTAACAACTTCAAGCAAGTTCGCGGCATGAAAGGTTATTGTTTGAACGACAAATATTCAGCAAATTTGCAACATATGCCGAGTGGTGCATAGGCTGTGATTGTTGGGATTAGTGATAGAGGATGAGATATGAGAGAGATTAAGTTTCTGGCGTGGCACAAAGAAAGACAAAAAATTCTTGGTGTTTTTGATATAAACTTTAGAACCCCTGCAACGGTTCAGATTCTAGATGAAAATTATGTGCTTTATGATGAGCTTTTTGATTGCATTGAACTAATGCAATACACAGGAATGCACGACAAAAACGGAGTGCCTATTTATGAAGGAGATGTACTTTTAGATGAAAATAACTACTACTGGCCAGTTTCGTTCTTAGACGGAAAGTTTATAGCTCATGTTCCTGATACTATTTATGATTTTGTTAATTTAGATGACTATCAATTTAATGTTGTAGGAAACATCCACCAACACGCACACTTATTGGAGCAAAACAAATGCTAAAACTCAAACAATCCTGCGGTGAAAAAATTGTGCTGAAAGATGCGCAAACTGGTCATCATTTAATGACGATTACTACCATGCTGGCGAACGATGAGCAGTTGGCAATTTACCGCGCACCGTTGATTTGCCGCGTTGAATATCCGGCAGGTAAAGATGGATTTATTCCAACAACTTACATGCCAATTCCGCATGATGATTGGTTTGATTTTGGCAAAACATCATTTCGTATCACTAACCGGAAGCGCGCAACCATTACCTATCGATTCATGCAAGAAGAAGATGATGTTTTGGTGCTGCGGGCTGATTTGATTCAGCGGAAAGACAACGAAAGCGCTGAATGGCAATATTTTTAATGTGATATAATCTGAATAAACAACATGGAGAAATTTACATGCTTCAACTAACAGAAAACCAACAGTTAAACGACTACACAACGCTGGCACTGACAACCGCACCAACATTCAACACTGTGCAGACCGATGGCGTAGTGCAGATGACAATCACGGCGGTAGATGTCGGTGCGTACCTTTCCAGCCTAATAAGCACTGGTAAACCAGTCATTATGACTAATGGCGCAATCAAAGTGGCTGTAACTGGCAATATCGATGGCTGTGTAGTTAATGGGCAGCTGGTGCAGACGGTTGCGGAAACGACAACAGCATAAATAATCTGTTCATGGTTTTGCCTCGCACTTGCGGGGCTTTTTTATGTGTGAAATATTTCACAAAATGGCTTGCACTCATACATAGTATATACTATTATTAATTCATTGAAGCAGGACACAAAAACGGCAACACTTAGGAGATACAAAATGAAAGCAGAATTCGCAGGTTGGGATTACATTAATCAAGGCGACAAAGAACCGGTGGCGCTTTTCAGAATCGCAAAAGAATATAAAGGTCGCGTTATTGGTTATCAACACATCATTTGCAGTGAAGAGCTAGCTGACACACTGGAAATCGGCGAAGAATATGAAATTACAGAAAACGGTGAGTTAGCATGAAAAGCTGGAATGAGGAAATAAATAAAACGCTGGCATTAGCTGGCGTTAATTTCGAGCAGGTACCACAAGCTCCAACTGAGATTAAAGCACCGTTTCTTGATGGTTTCAGGCAGATTTTCAGGGTTAACAATTATCTGTATGTGACAGGACAAGATAAAAGCGGAAGATGCACAACGCACTTTGTTGATAGAGATACATGGAAATGACAAAACAAACCCCACAGCAACGCCAGAACGAGAAACGCCGTGAATTACCACGGCTTTCCCCGATGTACTTGTCGGCACTAGCGATGGTAAGGCTCGATGAGTTAGCGCAAGTTCATGGAAGCAAAAAAGCAGCGTTGGAATTTTTATTGATAAATAGTGATAAAATCACTTGCACAGATAAGTAGTATATACTATTATTATCTCAACGGTGCAGCAAAGCACTACAACAGCGAAATGATAGGAGATTCAAAATGAAAGCAGATACCAAATTGCGCCCACTGACAGTTGAAGACAGTAAAACAAACAAAGCTAACGAAATGTGGTATTCAGAAATGACACCAATGCAAAGATTCGACATCATGAATAAATTTAAGGACGTAAAAGGCAATAACAACAAATTAACAGCCTGCTTAAATTATATTGAAGATAATCTTTTATGAGTAACAGATTGGAAAAAATCCTTTCGCTGTTGCAGGCGGATGGAATTCATCCGTACGATGAGGATGCTGTTAAAAAATCACTATCTGAAACGGTTATGCCAAAGCAAAATATAGCAGCATACACGGAGTGGTTAACAAACAGGGTAAAAGAACAAGCAAAAACATTTTAGGTCGCACTTAGCGGCTTTTTCATTTAACGACACGCCACTTATAAACTGTTACAATTATCCGAGTAATCGGTTAAAAAACGGTGATGATTATGGCTAAAAAAGGAACGTTCTCAAGCGAGAACCAACCAGCAAATAAACGAGGGAAATCAAGGTATAGCAAGCTGATTGATGCGCTTGTCGCTAAAGGCTATACAGAGCAAATGCTATACGAAAAGATAGTTCAAGCAGCTATGGTTGACGGTGATGTCACCATGCTTAAAGAAATCATGACGCGCTTCTGTCCGCCATCTAAGCCATCCGCGCAAGAAATCACTTTCGAGTTTCCTGAATCTGGCACGCCTGTTGAAAAGATTGATTCCGTCATTCTTGGTGTATCCACTGGCGACATTCCGGCCGACATTGGCAAGTTAGTTGTCGATATGATTAAAACCAGTCTGGATGTCGAGGAGACAACCGAACTGGCGCAACGATTAGAAAAACTAGAAACTATGATTTCGCAAATGGCTAAGAATTAATGGCACGTAAGCGCATAACCACGCAGTCAATAGAAAAACTGGAGGCTGCACTAGATATAAACTTCGATGCCGCTGAATCTGCTGTGTTCGGTGTGTGCGACATGCAGCGCAATGTCATTAAGCGCCTAAAGATGACAGCGAGCGGAGTTTATGAGACAGACGAAGAGCCGACAATTCTCATTCCTGAGCGGCTCGAAAAGCTGCTTTATCCAAAGCGGCTAAAAATCATTTACGGCGGTCGAGGTTCTGGTAAGACGCGCACCGTGACATCGATACTGACTGAGAGGTCACGCTTCCGCCGTGAGCGAATCGCCTGCTTTCGTGAAATACAGGGCTCAATCAAGGAATCCAGCTATCAAGAAATTATTGACGAGATTGAGCGTAAGGGCGAGTTCGAGGAGTTTCGGCAGGTTGAGGGAGAGATTAGCCATAAGCTAACCCGCTCAAAGTTCTCGTTCAAGGGTCTGTACCGCAACGTCACAACCGTAAAAGGGTTTGCCGGGGCAACCATCGCATGGGTTGAAGAGGCTGAAAATATCAGCCAATCGTCAATCGACATCCTAGAGCCAACCATTCGCGCGGAAGGCTCAGAGATATGGCTAACATTCAACCCAAATAAGCCAACAGATGCTATCTGGACAAACTTCGTAGATCCTTATCTCGACAAGATGCAAGGCGGAATCTATGAGGATGATGATACGCTAATCATTGAGGTTAATTACACTGATAATCCATGGTTCACAGCAGAACTCGAAGGGACGAGATTAAAGGCGCAACGCACAGACATAGACCGTTATAACTGGATATGGCTAGGTAAGTTCAATAAGCGAGCCGACGAGCTGGTGCTTGGTGGTAAATATGCCGTGATGGACTTTACACCACAAGCAGAATGGGATGGCCCATATTTGGGCGCTGACTTTGGTTTTGCGCAAGACCCGTCAACTTTAACCGTCTGCTGGGTGTTCGATAGCACGCTTTACGTTGAATATGAAGCCTATGGCGTAGGTGTTGAGATAGATAAGTTAGGCGATATGTATGAGCGAGCATATCCAAGAGCGAAAGAGTATGTGATACGTGCTGACTGCTCAAGACCTGAAACAATCAGTTATATAGCTAAGCGCGGGTTCAGAATTGAAGGGTGCGACAAATGGTCAGGCAGCGTTGAAGATGGTGTTACACACCTAAGAAGTTATGACCAGATTGTAATTCATACACGATGCGAACGCACCGCAGATGAGGCTAGCCGTTATTCTTACAAGGTAGACAAAAACACTGGTGACGTTTTGCCTGATATTGTTGATAAGCATAACCACTGCATAGACTCAATTAGATACGGCATTGGGCCGCTAATTAAAAACGGCAAAGGATTCGGCGCATTCCGCCCATCAGGAAGAAGATAGCCGCTAAATAGCGGCTAATCCCCAAGATAATCTCCAGATTTCTTACCTGCATACGGACTGATATCACCAGCCTCGCGCTTGGCCTTGTTTTCTTCCCATAGCTTCGTGTAAAAATCGTTATCCTGTTTTGATTGCTTACTTCTCTCAAGCAATACCGCCGCTTTGCGTTGTCGGCAGGCTTCTTGATATTCAGGTGTGAATAGTTCGCCTGATTTTATTTTGTCGATGATGAGTTGATTATTTGGTGATGTCATTTTGTTCTTTCCAGTTCAGTGAGAAGTGCATCGGCGTATTTAATGGCAGACGCAGCAAGTGAGTTCTCTTCTTTATGACGCCAATCGTCTGTTTCTGATGTTAAAATACCCTGCATTGCAGCCATTGCGAACATTTCGCGCTTTGTTAGTCCTGCGTAATCAGTAACTGACACGCCAATACCATTCATTGCTGCGTTGTGGTCGCATGTTAACGTTGGAGCTGCTGGTAAATGTGCATTTTTCATTATTTATTCCCCATTTTTGGTATTTTACCAGATGGCGTAGATTCGCATTTCATGCACCATTCAGCCCAATACGCTTGACCTACACGGAAATACTCCACTTCCTTAATTTCGCGGCAGCGCATGCATTGTTTCATGCCTTTTTTAATCATCACTTAACCTCCTGAATAATAACCCTGTCACCTTGTGCGTTTTTCATGATTGTGACGTTGTGGCATTGGAATGAAACCGCATAATCATTCAGTGATGCAAAATAAATTATAGTAGTAGTCGCTAAATCATTAACATCACACATAATTTCGCCATTCTTTTTGTACGTCAACATAGCCATATTCATTTAACTCCACATTCAGATTCAACCAACTTAACCAGCTTATGGATATAAGCCAACGGCAACGCCTGCGACATCGCGCAAGCTAGAATCTTTCTAGTGCGCTCACCTTGAAAGCGTTTTAGCATGTTACCGCAAGCCTTGCGTACAGCGGTGTTAGGCTTGTCACGGTTTAACTCAGCAGCAAGCAAGCAGGTTAGCAGCATAGAGCGGAATTCTTCTGATTCGATGCGCTTCATTTCTGGCGTATCGGAGGCGTATGTTATTGGTAGTGCAAGATTTACCACGGTGTATCTCCATCTATTTAACTATTACATACATAGTATAGCTACAATTCACACCATGCAAGCCATACTCACCACAAAATGCTAAAATAAATCATTCCACATGGGAGCAAGAAAGATGGACAAAGAGATAATTGTGAACCGCGCAAAGCAGATGTTGGCTGCTAATGCGCAACAATACACACGCGCGACATTGCCAGGCTGGTTGCCAGGGCAAGATGATAAACATGACCGGTTATATAAAGTTTTTGGGTTGCCTGAACAGCTGACATTTCAAGCTAAGAAGAACCTGTACGACCGCAACGGATTCGTTAAAGGCGCGATTGATAAGCTGTGCGGTAAGGTGTGGCAGGATAACCCTGAGATTGTAGAAGGCAGCGGAGAAGAGGCTAAAGACCGAAAAGAGACGCAAACAGAGAAAGAGTTTGCTGCATTTGCCAAGCGTACAAAGCTATGGCGCTGTTTCGCTATGGCCGACAAATATCGCATGGTCGGCAACTATTCAGCGCTGATTTTACGCATTGCTGATGGAAAAGATTGGGCGCTTCCAGTTGATGGATTGACGCCCGACAAAATTGTCGGATTCTATCCGGTGTGGGAAGACCAACTAAAGGTTAGCTCTACTGACACAGACCGAATGAGTGATACATACGGTGAGCCATTACTGTGGACGTATCACGAACCGGTTATTCTGGATGAATCCATGAATACGCGAGTGAAGCCTGTTGATATCACAATTCACCGCGACCGCGTTTTTTATCTTGGTGACGTGTTCACTGATGGCTTATCTTCAGAAGGCGGGAACAATCTACTAGCATCGGCATACAACTCTGCATTTGCGCTGTTCAAGCTAAACCAATCCGGCGCCGAGGGTTTCGCTAAAAACTCAATGCGGCAGATTCACGCGAACTTTGATAAAGACGCTGATATGCGCAAGGTTGCACAAGCGCTGGGCGTTAAAGTTGAAGAAATAGGCGATGCGTTTCAATCCATGGGTGAAGACCTTAACACTTTTCTGGATGCATTCACTGTCACCCAAGGCGTGGACATGACCGCACTATCTGTCTCTATGCCAGCTATTGCAGAGTTCGCGCAGTGGAACATGAACGAGTTCTGCGCGGCGCTTGGTGGAATTCCATCTACTGAGCTAACTGGTACGCTGACAGGTGACCGCGCAAGCACTGAGAATGGCAAAGTAATGGCAATGCTGGCCGATGGTCGTCGTAATCAGGTGTTGAATAACGACATCTTGGATTTTGTATCATTCCTGCAAGGTTTAGGTTGCTGGACTGGTAAAGAGTTCGATATTTCATGGCCTGATTTGCTAACACCTTCACCATTAGACCGCATGATGGTTGTTGATAAGATGGCTGACGTTAACAACAAATCAATTACCACTGTTGGCGTTGTATTTGACTCAAACAAAATGATGGTAGCTGGTGGCTATGAGCCAGAAAAAGAAGATAAGGCGCTACAAAAAGAAGTAGATGATTTAAGTACTGAAATGGACAAAGAATAGTAAATATAAAGCCCCACGGATGGGGCTAGTCTGCGATGAAGTATTTTGCAGTATCTGGATATAATGAGACACCTATATCTCGGAAATCATCAATTTCATGGTCTAGCGTAAGAATGTCGCCATTTTTTTTGATTAGTTTTGTTTCTGCGAAAAGATTGCCATTATATGTCCAAATAACAATAAACTGCCCGCTAGTTGGCATTTCTGAGACTTGTTTCATTCTTCCACCTTATATCCTGCTGATGTGATTGCGTCTTCGCACTTATTTCTTGCTTCTTTGAAAGCAATTCTGTAGCCAATCGGCATATTCATTGGCAGCTCTGGCAACTTAATCGCCTTCATGCTTTCGCGTGATGCTTTCCATGCTGAACGCCACACATCAAATTTCACTCTAGTTTGCAGCGCAATATAATCATACTCCTTGTTTGTTTCTAAATTAATAAACCACTTTGATTTACAGTATTTTTCAAACTCTTCTCTACATTTGTCCATCTTTCATCCCCTCCGCATAACCTTTGCACCAACTTGTTATCACCACTGCTGATACAGTCATAATTACTGTGCAGTACACTAAATACCATGTTATTGCTGTTGCTATGTAGCTCATTTGCAGCGCTCCAGTTGTTCATAAAAGTACATAATTCTCTTTCCTTCCTCCTCAGTCCATGAATTGCGAATAAAAGATGGAATTAACTCGTTAACTGCCGCCACAAGCTCATCGTGCATGTTGATGCGCTTGACGATTTCTTTTGCTGCTTCTTTGTTTTTTACTTCAAATAAAAACTCACCATACACATCATCTATTTGAGGGTAAGGATAAAAAACCGTTGCAGTTTCATCATAAATTACAGGCGTCTTAATCATCATAACTCTCCATTTAAAAACCTGATTTAACAACTAAATTTCAATTTCCCATACTTTTTCTGGGTTGTTGGCTAGTAGATTAATTATTTCTAATTTTGTTCTTTTATCATACCGACTGTATTTATCAATGTTTCTCTTTACTGATTCAACGCCTGGGAGAGAAATAAAACCAAAAATACGGCGTACACAAAAGTTAATGACAATATAAGTTTCGTAATTATTCAATGAGCCAGCTGGCAACTTAAAACACTGAACTTTTGACATATCAACATCCTCTTAGTTAGTCATTTAACTATTACACAAAAACACACTATCAACAAGTGATATAATGAAAAAAAGTTTTCAGGGCTACAAAATGGCAACCGTATCAATCAAAGACCCGACATTTCAAGCGACTAGAATCGTTAAGGCGTATGGTGAATTTAAACGCCGACTCACGCGCATCAAGAAAGAAGTCACCGCAGTTTATGAGTCACTAAAACCAATCGAGACGGCAAGCAATACGCGCTCATATTTCCTGAATGCAGAAAAGACCTACCTGTATGAAATCGACTTAAATGAAATCCTGCGACTGAATGAAACCATAGATGCGCTGATAGAAAAAATCATGATGGATGATAATAACCAGCCTGGTGACAACTGGTTTTTTACTGGATACACTGAAGCGGCATATGAACAAGGCACAGGCTACGCACAGGCGTTCATAAGCCAGCAGGCTGATAGTTATGCTCGTACATATCAAAACCTGCAGCAGATACTGTTTAGCCAGCCATATCAACGGCGTATTGGTATCGTATCTGCTCGCACGTTTAACGAAATGCGGGGATTTACCGATGACGTGACAAGGCAAGCGCGGTTTATTCTTGGCGAGACCATCGCGCGCGGTAAGTCGCCAAAGTGGGCGGTGTCGCAGCTAGCGGAAGCCATCGACGGCGATAAGAAACGCGCACTACGAATTGCCCGCACAGAAATGGGCGTCGCATTCCGCTCTGCCGTCATGGATGAATCGGCACAGGCCGCAAGGCAGTTTGAGCTGAAAATGAAAATGCTGTGGGTTAGTGCGTTGATGGCAACAACGAGACGTGACCACGCCTCTAGGCATTCGCAACTGTACACGCAGAAAGAGGTTCAAGATTTCTATGCCGTGCGCGGAAATTCCATTAATTGCAGATGTAGCCAATCACCTGTTGTCGTCAACGAAAAAGGAGAAGCATTAGCAAAGAACTTGATCGCAAAAATGCAGAAGCAGGAAGAGGCATGGATTGCGGCTGGTGGTGGAGTTAAGTGAAAAAGGCCCGTAGGGGCCTTATTTCCAGCCTATAACATTCATTCCATTAGGCAGTGTATGCCACCGATTCGCTTCATCAATAAAGGCTTTGAACCATGTTTTTCCGTCTGTAGCGTCAACCCACTTACTTGATTTTTGTCTGGGCCATGTTGAACTCCCTCCGCAGTAACTTGTTAATGGAGGTATACATGTATGGTTATTCATTTTCACACTCCTCTGTCCACTTCTCTTTTCTTTTTTTCATTAGCTCAATGTATTTAACGTATCCAGCGCTTGACTGCTGACTAAATCCAAGCCCTTTGCACCAGTAGTCATTTCTAAGTAAAGATTTACATACCCTTCTCCATGATGGTGCTTTTCTAGCTTGCTCAAGGCGGTAATCAACCTCGTCAGGTAGGCCGTCTGGATATCCTTTATTTTTCCACCATCTCTGAAACAGAATTATTTTATTTTCATAATGCTCTTGAACTGACTCAGGCATGCTGGCAACAAGTAATGCTGCAAATGATTTCCATGTGTGCCCTACTGGTTTTGTTATCTTGTTGTATCCTGTAACATTACCCCACTCTTGAACATACAGCGCGCCTCCGTTAGCACCATTAACGCGCGACACCACTCTTGCCCACGTTTGCGGCTCAATTAGGTGAAACAACCACAAGCCACGCCTCTGGTCATCTCCGTATGGTTGGCATATGCGCATATTTCCAAGCGGGACACCTGCCTTATACATCACCTCATAAAGTTCGTTGTATGGTACATTTGGATTGTCATAGTGATACTTCCAGATGTCTGCCGTTTTCCAATCGTAAATTGGGTAAATGTTATATGTATTTTCAGTTACTTTTGTAGTCCATTGGTTTCCGTTGTGCTTTATTTTTCTATCTGTGGCGATAGTTCTGAATCGGTTTAATGACTCATCTGCTCTAATACCGACCATGCACGCGCAAGATTTTCCTTTCGAGTACCACTCTCCAAATTCAGGCACAAACTCCTCAAATTCCATTCCGTCAGTGAAGAACGGATAAAAATTAACATCTGTAATTGATTGTTTAGGTGGCTGTCTAATCCATGCGTCTTTAGCTTCTGGATCCCAGCACTTCCAAAAAGGTTGATACACACTAACAGCGTTCCTAAGGTGAATCGGAAGGCACACCCAATGCAGGTCGATAACATCCTTATACATGTCAATGCATTTTTCTGCGTGCTCCATTGTTAGCTTATATTGACCTTCTAGATCAACAAGCAACACGCCGAACTTGCGACCAATACGCTTTGCAACTGATGCTGTAAGATGCAGCATTATTGTAGAGTCTTTACCTGCGCTGAATGATAAATAAACACGCTCAAAATTAGCGAAAGTATATTCAATGCGCTCAATTGCAGCGTCATACACACTTTTTCCAAGACCTATTTTTGGCATCTCTCCCACTCCTCTATAACTATTTGCGCAGCTATGTTCGCTTCATTTTGCTGCTCATCACTTAACATTCTCCATGCTTGCCGTGTTGTGTATTCAGTTGAATTATGAGAAACACAACAAGCGGCCTGCCCCATCCATGCCTTCCTGTTTTGCGCTCTAGCAGAAATATTATGCTCTGAGCTGTAAGGCCATTTAACTATTACATCATGACAAGCATTAATAAACAACTCAATATTTGATAATAGATTAAATGATTTAGTTATTAAATTTTCAGTTTCGCTTGGTTTGCAGTTTCCCCACATTGGAGCCTCCTCGAGAAGCTCAGCGTGGTGATAAATTCGTTTAATTTTCTTCATCTATCACGCCTAGTTTTTCATCAATATTTATGAATTCTGCTCGCCACGCCTCGCTAAACTTGTGGTCTCTAAACATCTCAGTTAGTCCGCGAATCTGTGTCAGCCGCAAAACCTCATCAGCGTCCATCCCCAACTCCTTTCCGATTTTTGCATCAGACCAATTGCGGCGCTTTAATTCCAAAACAATCTCAGCCATCGAGTCAACCTTGTGCTTCCCCCTTGCTCGGTTATGGCGAATTGTAGATGCAATGCGGTCATTTTTACCTTCCTGTGATTCTTTTATTTTTACAATTGGCAGATACCCATTAACTCGCTCACGGATTACATCTGATTCTTTGCCAACTCGATGCCTATGGAATCCATCTACAACTTCGATAAGGCCATCGCGCGGGAATGAAACTATCGGCTGAGTATATCCGTCATGATTTATAGAAAGCTCCAGTAGTTCCATCTCTGGTGGCGCTACACTGTTAGGGTTGTATTCATTCGCGATAACATTTTCATTTTTAACCCAATAGACCATATCAACAGGCTCATTTTTGAATGGGCTCTCATTGTGTATATGCTCCCGCAATTCATTTATAGCGGTTATCTTTTCGTCACAACTCATATCAGATAGAAGATATGAAATGCGGCGCTTGATTGAATTTAAATCACTCATTTTTGTAACTCCTTTATAAACTAAACTCAGTGTATAGCCACTATTTAACTATTACAAGATATTTATCAAAAAGGCGCACTAAGCGCCTTACCATTATGCTGATATCGGGAATATGATTTCAGTATTCAGAGAAAACAACCTCAAGCGTTATGCCGTTGCAAATCTTAATTACTTCGCAGTAATTAACATCCAGTTCTTGGCAGCAACCGCAGGTTCCACCTGATAGATTGTAATAAGATGTCACGCGCTACTTACCGTCTAGTGTTTTAACTACAAATACAAAATCTTCGATATCCTCATGTTCTTCGTATAACTTTTTGTACCAATCGTTAATTGTCATCTTTAACTTCTCCAGTAAACTCATTAGTTGTTAACTTCTCCATCATTAAATCGCTGTTGATGTTGTTGATGTGTGGCTTGTTGTCCTTGTTGGCATCTAAGAACCGCAGTGTGATTTCCGTTACTTCATCATAACCTGAGCTAACGGCGATATTGCGCGTCATTGCAACCTGCCGACCTAAATCATCAACCACAATGAATTTATCGTCTACACGCTCGACGTGCAGGTAGCACATTGGGCTTTGTTGTTTTATCTCTTGTGGAATTTCCTGCATCTGTGGTATGTGCATTCCTCCAACTCCTGGTATGTATTTATTGCCCGTTTCTATTCCGCCTTTCGGTCTTGTCGGTGGTGATGGAGCTGGCCCCATATCAATACACCTCTTCCATTTGCTTAACCAACTCGATATCAGATTGAGCCTCTTTGTTGCAGTCGATTTGATGTGCAATGCAGTGCTCAATTAGAATGCGCTCAGTCAGCGTTATAGTGTCGTTGATGTCGCTTGTTGTTAGTGATGCAGCTAGTAGCAGCGAGAGCATTATTCACCGCCTTTTGTTGGTACTGACAATGTTCCAGAGAGTATTGAATCGTAAACACTGCGCAAATGTGCTTTTAGTCTTTGGTTTTCACATTCATCCGTACCGCCGAATACGCAAGTATTGCCATAGGCATCATCAACCCACTCGCTCCGCAACCGCTCTGCTTTTTCTTCTGGTGTTTCGAGCGGCTTAAAGTTTCGATTAAATGCTGAAACCGTTACTAACATTAGGTTCCTTGTTGATACGTGCCGTAATGCAAGTTCATTTTTCTCTGACGCAACAACCTCACACTCTCCACGTCCATTCAAGCCAAAAACCAAACAACCAACCTCCGGCAATCGTCCCGCCTTCTGGTCTTCCACCGTCCAACGTTTTGGCTCTTGGATTATGCGGCGCATGGCTACGATTGGTAGAGCCGTTAGTTCCTTAAATGCTAGATGATGTATTACGTTTAAATCACCCCACAAATAATCTCTCGAGTAACTGTTGTATCTAATAAATTCGACATACTCAGGAACACCATCAAACAACTTTTCATCACCAAAAATCATTTCATATTTCATTCTTCATCTCCTAAATTATCAACATCACTACGAACGAAAATTACATTGCGGTTGTCTTTGCGATTAGCGCCACAAGGTGGAACATTACTTAACTCTGGGTCAGGCGCTGTGCATGTTGGTTGTGAGCTTCCAAAATCACACCCACGGCACGATTCTTCTTCAACAGCGATATACCACAACCCGTTATGATTGAACTTGTTTTCTGTGTTTTGCATTACTTTCTCCATTCGTCAATTTGTGTCGCCTTGTGTTTGTGCTCTACGCAATCTTCACACACAAAGCCAATATCAATAAATCTTCTGTGATGATATGGCGGCTTTATTGCTTTCTGCATGGTGTAATATTCAGAGTTAAATCCAATATCTTCGCCACAGTGGAAGCATTTCTTTTGCATACCTACTCCCACTCATCCGGAGACATGATGCGGTTAGGGTTGATTTCACCTAGCTCGCTATCACTAATAAAAGTATTTGGAACATACCATTTTCCTGAGTTTTGCGAATATCTACAAACAACCCAATCATTGCTATTAATGTATTTAACCCAATAAAACCCACTTTTACGCTCCATATTTAATCTCCTTAACTGCTAATTTACGTTGTGCGCGTTTTGCCCGGTGATATGCCACTGCGCACGAACCTTTCTTGCAAAACTTACGAGGGTTGCTGTTTGGAGTGAAGCTGAATTCTTCTCCGCACCACTCGCATGGCTTTGTCATAATCTGTGAATCTGGAATGTGAACCATCTTGCATCTCAATTTGTAATCATTAAACCTAGTGTAAGTTAACTATTACATGTTTGCAAGTGGTTTGCTTGTTGTAGCGTTATCTATTTAGCTGTATAATAAAATCCTGAGCAATAATCCATAAAGCAATATAAGGATACATTATGAAAAACAACGACTTTGGCTACTGCTATGCAATAGAGTTTGACAATGGGACTATAAAGATTGGTAAATCAACTTCAATCCTGAAGAGACTAATGGAGCACAAAAGAGCGGCAGGAAAGTTTAACGTAGGAATTGTTGATATTTTGTTCACAGACATGATTCCATATCATAGTGACATGGAAAAAAAGTTGCTAAGCGATGCTTGCTCAATATGCGATCCAACAAAATCAAATGAGTATTTCAATGGGCTGTCAATTTATGACTGCATTGGAATGTTTCATAACTACGGAGTCAACTACATAAGAACAAAGGAGATCCCAAAACTTGACGATAATGGGAACATAGTTGTCCTAATAAGTAGAATACCTGACAAAAAGATATTTGATGGATTAGATTGCGACTTCTCTTCATTTGATAAAGATAATCAGATAGATGACATTAACGACGAGCCAAAAGACAAGACTGAAATTACAAAGACAAGAATAATTGAAATGCTAAAAAGGTCTAAATCAGAGCTGGCTCCATCTGTTATATGTCAGCGTTGCGCATCAAAAAAGTATGATATAAGGAAATCAGACATAATGAATGCAATCAATGAGATGTCTCAGTCTGGAGAGCTTCTGCATATCAACATTGTTCACGGTAAAAACCTGCTTTCTTATCCTAAGTACTACTTGCCATCGTGATTGAAATTTTGCAAAGGTGGCTGTATGATAACAGTCACCTGGTTAGTTAATGTTTTTAGCTTTAGAGAAATATCCATATTCCTGCGGCGATAAAATTTCAAACTAGGCGATTTCAGTAAGCACCACTAAAAAAGTTCATAAGTTAATATTTCAAAAACCTAAAAGACAGCAGATGGCTGTCTTTTTTTATCTCTATATATAAATAATATAAAGATTATAATCTCTATAAGAGAGTATTTCTGTATATTGTTGTTCAGGAGCCTACCTAGTATGTCACATGGTAACGTTGCGGTAAATGGTAAATAGAAGTTTATTTTCAACGTTGTTGTAGTGGCTAAATGGTAGGATACCAACACAACAACCACGGGATAAAATCCATGTTCATTCAACTCACACAAGACCAGATGCGCCAGGATAGCGGCGACGACCTCCTGCGCTGCGCGTGCACAATTGCAAGCAGTTATGGTATAGATAACTTCATTGAATACGCAGAACCGCGCACGGTGCTTATGGCTGGCGTTAAATGTCATGCTGTTTTTGATTATGTTCGGCGCGGCGTTGAATTTGTTGCTTGCAATGATAAGGAAGTGGTGTAATAATTAAATTGTTGTGAATGCGCAGGCTGATGCGCTGGTGCGGTAGTTGAAAAAGACTGCGAGAATGCTAATAGGTGCCACTGTAGCAAGCTGGAGTTCAGTACCAGCCACAACAAAGAAAGCCTAACCTTATCGCTACCGCTAGGCTTTCAACCATAGCAACGCTGTGAAGTGTAGCGAATGGTAAGAGCTGCAATCTGTCGGCATGGCTCTATAAATTATCAAACGCTGACCACTCGCTCCAAATTCTACAGCGCCCTCTGCATTTGTACGGCGCTGTTATCACATCTGCAACATCCTGCCATTCCATGCTAAAATATCACCAGTCTAGACAACTGGTATAAATCATGATTAAGAAAATCAAAGGTAAATTCGAGCTATACAGCAAAGATGGCACAAAGCATCTTGGTAGCTTCGACAC